AGGACTGGTAGACGCGCAGCATCACTTTCTCGATGGTCTTTTTCATCCCCTGCCAGGTCGTATTGATCTGGATCTCGGGCTTGGTGGGTCTCACCGAGGTCGTGAACGGCAGACCCACGTGGATGAGCTCGAAATCCTTTTCATAGACGGCATCTCCGCTCTCAACGACCACGGCGGGCATGGAGCCGCCGTCGGCGATGGCGTGTACGGTCTCGCCCTCGAGATGGTCCAGGCCGCTCACCGTGTTGGTGGCGGTCCCCTCCCAGCGGATCCCCGCATCGAGGTAGTGGAGTTCTGTGAAGTCGTCATCTTCCTCGAACGTGAGGGTTTCGACTGCGTAGAGTGCTCCTCGGAGGGAGCAAATCCAGACCTCGTCGGCCGAGGTGGTGCGGACTACGCAGGCGCTGGTGGCCTGCCCGTCGTTGGCGAGCACCTGGCGCGCGCATCCAACCTGAAGGCTGCCCGTGCTGGTGTCGACCAGGATAGTTACCAGTTGCCCGTCGCTACGGGTGATCCAGAGCAGGTCGTGCTCTGGCATGGCGGCAAGTTCGACGACGCCCGGAAGCAGGACATGCTCGTGGTCGCGGGTGACCTCGACATCCATCATCCCCCCGGAGTTGTAGTCGTAGAGCAGCAGGTGGAGTTGCGGGCTTCCGTGGGAGATGTACCAGATGGCGTTGCCCATCATGTTGGCCTGTACTGCGGCGCTGCCCTTGTACCCCATGGGAGTGACGTAGAATGCGTCCGCGGTGGGGAGGTCCCCCGAGTCCTGCCAGGTAGAGAAGTCCTCCCCGATGGCGAGGCGGCGCTGGGCGGCGATCCATCGGATGGTGGAGCTCAGACCGTCGTTGGCGTAGCCGATGATGGCGTCGTCGGGGTTGCTCCCGAGTGTGAAGTCGGTAAGGCGGTAGACTCCCGAGGCCGCGACGGGGGCTCGGCTGATGAAGTATCCGTTCGGCTCGTCGTCGGTGGCCGCGAGCACGAGGCTGCCGCGGAAGCTGGCCACGACCGAGGGGTAGTCGCCAGATGCGGCGAAGGTGCGATCGCCCGTGAAGGTCGGCTCATTGATGGCGAACGGCTCGGGGCTGGTCTCGTAGATCCTCTGCACCTTGTGGTTGGGGTGCACGAGGTAGAGTTCTCCGTTGATGGTTCTGTGCTGAACATCGAAGAGTTCCGCCGCGGTGATCGTGGTGGTCAGCTCGAGCGGCGAGCTCGTGTACTCCACGAGGGCGTGCGTAGAGGTGTCCCATATCCTGGCCTTGAGGTTGGTCAGCTCCACGACGTAGACGCCTCCGGTGGCCACGAACGGTATGAGGCGCGCCTTATTCGCGCCGCTGCCGCGGGCGTATCCTCGCCAGTAGGTGCCGGGCCGGCGGCGGAAGCCTCCTCCCTTCATGGGGATGGCGTTCTCCATCTCCTGGCAGCCGGTCTGGTAGGAGGCGGTTTCCACCCTGCCCATCTGCTTGGGGCTGATCTCGCCCGCGGAGAAGTTATTTCGCAGCAGGGTGATATTCGGCATTATTCCCTCAGCTCGTCCGACCAGGTGAATCCGAGGCCATCCGCGACCGTTTCCTCATTCTTGCGCTTGCCCTCTGCGCTCCTGGCTCTCACGATGCTCTCGTTGTACTCAGCTGCTACGCGCTGCGAGAGTTGCTCATTGGAGGTCAGTGGGATGCAGAGCAGGTAAGCGAGCCTCATGGCGATGGCCTTGCGGAGATGAGGTGGGATCGTCGTCGGGTCGCTCGGCCTGGCAACGTAAGCCAGTTCAACCTCATCGGCGTCGGTCAGGAGTTGGTTTCCCTCGATGCTGTAGTCTTCCCCGGTGCTCTCGATGCCGCCGCCCTCGACGAGGCGCAGGAAGTCTCCCGGCATCTGGTAGGCGTGGTCGTAGCCGAACTCCGGCTCCTCGGTGAGCAGGTCGAGGGTTTCGCGCTTGGTTGCGCTCGTCCAGTCCTCCTCGTTGTAGACGTCCTCGATGGCCTGGCCCATGAATAGCCGGCAGTAGTTGGCGGTTGCGCTGCCGTCGGTGAGGTTGTTGATGAGCTTGGACTGGAGGCGGCCCAGCGCCTGGTTGGCGATGTCGGTCCAGCTCGACGGGTAGTTGAAGCTGGAGGGCATGTGTTACGTCTCGGGCTTCTCGGCGGCCTTCTTCTTGGCCGGCTTCTCCTTGGCAGGTTCGGCGGCGGGTTGCTCCGCCTTCTTGACGGGCATGACGCCCAGGACCTTCACGCGCTTGATCTGGCCGCTGGCCCGGAACTTCTCGATCTGCTCTTTGGAAACGTCGTAGCTCTGGCCGCCCTTGTACAGCCGGCCCTGGACGAATGTCTCGGTCACGATGATCTTCATGCTTCTCTCCTTCCAAGAATGGACCCCGGGCCCGGGGGCCCGGGATCCAAAGTGGTCAGGTGTTCAGACTCAGGTCTCGGCTTCCTCGAGGTCGGCGCCGTACTCGATGTACGCCTCGAGGCTGCACTCGGTCAGGGTCCCGGTGCTCTTGGCGGTGGCTCCCGCCCTCATGTACCTCTTGTGCTTCTTGGGCAGGGGCAGCACCCAGGCGATGCCCTTGTAGACCTCGTGGCCCGTGTACGTTGAAACCTGCGGCCCCGTGATGCTCTTGACCGTGGGAGTGGGCGAGCTATCATCCGCGATGAATGGGATGAAGTCGTCGGCGGCGTTGAAGTCTGCGTTCGCGACGAAGACCACGCAGAGATCCTTCGCCAGGCCCTGGCGATGCCACCCGTTGAGGCGCAGGGACCTGTCGTCGATGGCCTCCCAATCGATCTCGTTCTCGCCGTAGTAGTCGGTGTCCTTCACGGCAAGGCTGATCGTGCCGAAGTCCAGAAGTGCGTCCTTCATTATTCTCTCTCCTTCCTTTCTCGCTCAGGTGAGCTCGGACTCGGTGTCGATGAGGGCCTCGAGGGTACGGATCGGCACGCCCGCTACCGAGGTGATGGGGCCGTAGCCCGTGATCTCCCGGAGGCTGAACGCGATGTTCGCCTTGTCGTAAGCGTCGTTGTCGATCTGGCTCTTGAGGGTCCTGTTGGCGAACCCGACGGCCATCTGCCCCATCTGCGGCAGCTGGTTCTTCATCTGGATGAAGATGTTGGGGCTGAACAGGTTGGAGCTTCCCGCCGTCTCGATGTTCGCGTACCTCTGGTAAGCCCGGTCATCGCGCAGGACGATGGCCGCCCAGATCTCGTAGTGCCGGACCCAGGCCCACATCTGACCCGTGCCTGGGCTGGGGACGTCGACGAGGTTGCGGCCACGGTCGTCGCTGACAAGGCCGGCGTTCGCTCCCTGGGGGTATGCGAGCCAGAGGCCGCGGGGGCTGAACTCGAAGAGCAGGAGCGAAGTCAGGTCGCTGCCCGAGCCGGCGCCGTCCCAGCAGCGGTTGGCGACGATGCTCGGGCGCCGGCGGTCGAGGCTCTTGAAGCCCTCGGGGATGTCGGCCTCGTTGCCGTATACCACGTTGGAGAGCCAGTCCTGGATGGCTCCCTCGAGGTTCATGGCGTCCTCGCTGTCGCGGACCTTGTAGGCGTCGGTGGCGCCCTTGAGGAGGCGGTCGTCGACCGCGCTTTCTCCCTCGTACAGCTTCACGGGCTCGGTCAGCTCGTCGGACTGGCTGGCCATGAAGGTCAGGCCGGTGTTCGCCTTCGAGAAGGCGCCGACGCCGAGGGCCTTCGCCTGGAGCTGCTTGTTGTACGTACCGTGGGTGGCCGGCCGCCAGGGGACTTCGTCCAGGAACTCGTTCATCTGGAGCAGCTCGCCTATTACGGCGGCTGCATCGTCGTACCCCTCGCGCTTGTTGACCTCTGCCCACGTAAGGTTGGTGTTCTGGTGAAGAGTGGACATGGTGCGCTCCTTTCGCGCGATGCGAAAACTGAGCGCGGCTACGTCTGGTGGGTGTTGCCTTCCTGTCCCTCAGCCCTGGTCGGGGCCAAGTCCATTCGTCAGCACATCCCGTGCTTCAGGTCGGCGCCAGATCCTGTCCCCCAGCCCGGTCGGTGTCGGTACTTCCGTCAGGTTTCCCTCGCCGTCCGCACCAGGTCCATTTGAGGCGCGTCTGGAGTCCAGCCCTTTGCCGCTGGACCCGCAACGCGGGCCTTCTCCGTGGGGCGGTTTCCCGCCCCACTCATTCATCGGGTGTACTTATACACCCGTAGAGCACATTTCGTCAAGAGGGCTTCTTTCGCTCGCCGTAAATCTGTTTGAACTGATCGCAGACCGGCTGCCCCTGGCCCTCTGGTTTCCCGACGGCCTTCCCGACCTCCCCGGTCGGCGCCTTCTGCTGCGCCTCGCCTGAGGGATGATCTTCCGCCTTACCCTCGGCGGGCTTCTTTGTGCTCTCGATGATGTCGTCGAATGGTCCTGGCATCTTTCATCCCTTCCTATTCTGGCCGTGCTGTTCTTCCCACTGCCTGCTGTAGTTGCCCATAGCCCCACGCGGGGGAGTCTTCTGCTTCCCCTGGCCCGAACCCTGGACGTGCGGGGCCTCGCCCATCGCCTCCTGGATCGCCGCCATGCTCATGATGAAGTCGGTGTCGTAGAGCAGGCCCGAATCCTTGAGCTTGACGAGGACCTGGGGTTTGCCGAAGAAGCGCACGAGGCCGGCCTTCGAGAGGTTGATGGCTGCGGTCTTCTTCGTTTCGTCCTTGCCCACGGCGTCGAGGAGCCTGGCCTCGAAGGTGTCCTCGAGTTCCTTGGCGGCCGCGGTGGCCTGCTTGTGACCCTCCGCGGCTATGCCCGCGACCTTCTCGAGGTACTTCTGCGCCTGGCTCTTGGTGAGGCTCATCTCTGCTGCGTGTGCCCTGACGGCCTTCGCCAGCTCCTCGATGCCCGGCAGGTCCTTGAAGGCTTCCGAGTTGAGTTCGTAGCCCTCGGCCTTCGTAGGGATCCCCATCTTCTCGAAGAGCGCCTTACGCTCCTCAGGGTCGGGGTTCTCAGGGTCGGGGATGATGATGGACCTCCCCAGCTTCCTCTGGTTGGAGTAGTATCCTTCCGCGAGTTCATTCAGCGTGGCGGGCAGCGCCTTCATCAGCTCGGCGTTGTCCCGCAGGCTCTTGCCGAGTTGGCTCTCGTAGGCTGGCCGCGCGGGCTGAGCGCCCGAGCCCCCTCCCTGGTTCTCCTGGTCTGCCATCGCAACCTCCTATTGGTTACACCTGCGCCTTGCTTCGTTGAGGTCCTCGAAGTTCGCTGCCTGCGCGATGCGGCTGGCGAGCTCGAAGATGTTGTCGCCGCGGACGACTCCCATCTTTCCGAGGAGTCGGTTCCAGAAGGCGACGAGTTCAGGGCGGACGGCCTGGGGGTCCTGTGCCCAGGCCCCGCACTCGTTCCCGATCCACGCCAGGACCTCGAGTCCGTCCGCTGAGTCCAGGACCCGGAGGAAGACCTGGCGTTCCTCCTCCCTCTGGCGGACGGCTTCCAGCTGGTCGCTCACGCGAGCACCCGCTCGATGGGCGCCGCGGTCGTTTCTCCGAACTCGCGGCGCCGTTTCATGCCCTCGATCACCCGGATGGCCACGCGCACCAAGTGCCCTGCGGTCTGGTCCTTGTTGTCATCGGTGATCTGGACGTTCACTTGGCGTCCGTCTTTGACCACCACGAGGTA